TCAATGAAAACTTGGATCGCGTTGCCACTAGCGAACCCGACTCTATTGATTACCGTTTGAAGCGAGGCGGAAAAATTAGGAGTAGCGGAGCTAGTACCCGTGGTCCACGATCCGATGCCACTCCATAACGTGTTTGATGTTCTAGCACGACCACGGGCATCGGCAGCCGTCGTGGGTGCGACGGGATTATCCGCATCCTCACAATTTATCTTTACGTCACAAACAGTTACCGAAGAGTTGAAAGCAGACACGAAAGTTATAACAGCCGAACTTATTGTCGATCCTTGAGGAATCGTCACATTCAAAAAACGCATCAACGTTCCATGAATAACCCCACCCCCAGCCACGCCAAAAGTCAACCATGTGGCAGTGGGATTAAAAGTCGTGCCGCTAACGCAGGCGTAGTTTCCGTCATCCGTGCTTGCCGTTACGCTGACGTTAAGTGTGGCCATTACGCACCGTTTTACTTAGCTTGGTCTTTATTGGCGGGCGAGGTGGCGTTTTTCAAAACGTCAACCACCTTCGGTGAGCCGTGTATCTCGACCGCCGAGCGTTCTCGTTCTTCCGCCGCGCCCTCCAACTTTGCTAATTTTTCAGCATCGGAGTTCAGTGGTTTAGATGCATCATCGCTTCCCGATCCCGAACTTCCGACCCGGGTATTCACGGCATCTAAACCAGCCAATATAGACTCACGTTCCGCCATCCTAGCGACCCGTCTCTCGGAATCCACCAAGTCATGCGTGAGACCGTCCGTGGCTTTCTGAATGGCATCTATTTTGGTAATCACGACCGCGCGTGCCATCGCAGCCTTATTATCGGCATTCATGGCCTTCTCAGTGGCATTGTCCGCCGACTTCTTAGCCGCCTCGGTCAACAAAGTATTCTGATCCAACTTAAGTTCTAGTTGAACTTGTTTCCAATGATTCAGCAAAGTACCCACGGCAGCCGCTATCGATGCGATCACCGTGGTAATGAGTGCCGTGAGTGAACCGAAAATCAAAACATAATCCTGAGCGGTCCAATCCCGCGATGTAGTTGGATCAAACATTGGTAATGCTCCTTCGGATCGTCGTCCTGAATCGCCAAGTAGTAATAAACAAACCCTGGTTAGGGCTAAGCTAACCAGGGTTCGTAGCGAAGACCCCGACGAGACAACTGACGGGAAGACTTCCAAATATATGTCAGTGATGCGAATTAGGCGTCACTGGTAACGTCGGCGTAAAAGTAGGCGTCGGGATTGAAGGCGATGGGGAGAGCGTTGTCGATACCTTTCAGGTGCCAACCGGCGGGATCAATGCAACGGGTTTTCCACATCTCGAAGCCCTTAACTTCGGAGCCTTGATCCATCACATCCTTGGCGACGATTTCCGAGCCTTCCACGAGACCAATCCATTCGCCCGGTTGTGGGCAGATAATCGCCTTCCCATCCGGGATCAAGAGTGATTGGTCAGCGGCAGCCGTGGAATCGGTGTCGGAACCCACTCGCAGGGTACCGTCGTAAACGTGGAACGTAATCCACGGCAGTGCGCGGAATTTTACGACGGAGACATTAGCGCGAGCCGAATGTGCCGCTGGACTGCCATCATCCGTGGATTTCCACTCTTGGAAGATGACGTTGCTAGTTCCGGCTTGGGTGGCGAGATTGATGTTTCGCATCAAGTGGCCGAACGTGGTGCTGTTGAGAAAAACGTCGGTAACGACGTATCCACTCTTGCGGGACGAATACTTTCGCAGATTGAGGAATTGGGAGAGCAGATCGGCGGAAGGATCGTCCCAAAGCGTATCAATTACGGCGGTTGAGCCGTCCAGGAGAAGTCGGCCGGTGTGACCAGTGGCAACGCCGGGAAGCACTTGATAGACAGCGGAAGCGTCATTGAGTTCCACTGGAATCCAATCTTCACCAACGACCTTCACGCCCCAACCACCACGGAAGAGACGGGAAATCATAAATTCGCGGAGATTTTTGAAGCGTTGCGTAAGCCGCTTCATCTGGCGACTGATATACCGTTGACCTTCGATATCGACCATGCCGAAGTCGGCACCGGGAGGCCGGGTGCGAAAGATTTTTTCCTGGAGAATCGGAATACTTTCGTGCGATCTGTAGAGAATCGCCATCTTGGTCCCGAGCGGCTGCGCCTGGGTCGTTGACGGTCCCGAGCCGGGGGCACGACCCTTGGCGATGGTGCGGGTGTCATTGGCGATATCCCAGCCGTAGTAACGACCGGAGATCGTTTCCACCGGAGCATTTCCGGGGGCCATCTTGAAGTAATGTTGAAAGTAAGAATCAGGTGTGGCAATCGTCGACATAACCTTGCGGATCGTCGGAACCTGAAACATTTCGTGGAAGGAAATCTCGCCGGCCATGATTGGTAATCCGTTAAAGGTTTCGAGGAGCCGCCCGTCCATGGGGGACGGGATTGAACTGACAGTTTGTTGTTACCCAAGACTTTTCCTGGGGAAGAATAGGTCTTAGGTCGCGATGGTGGCGGTTTGGGCAGTAGCACCGAGTCCAGTGGTCCAGGGGAATGAGAGCCAGCCAGTGCCGTCGCCGACGATCATCACCGAACCACCGACGATTTCGCCGGCCGTGCTGAAAGCAATGCTATCGGCGGCGATGTCGTTGAATGCCACCAACGTGTCAGCGGTTCCGGCAGTCACCGTGAGAGCTTGGTTGGCAGCCGCGTAGAAGTAGTAAACGAGACCCTTCGTGGGCGTGACTGGTAGGGTGAAGTTCACCGCCGCAACCGCACCGCGATTCGTGAATAGCGTGCCGTTGTCGGCAGCCGTGACCGTGTAATCGGCGGTCTTGGCGACAATGATGCGGAATGGGCAGAAGCCACTTTCGCCGAGGTTCAACGAATCGCTAAAGAGGAACCGTGGAGATAGTTGCGAGCGGAGGAGAAGTTCGTTGGCGTTTCCCGAAATACCGAAATCGACGTTGCCGGGAATCAACAAACGATCTGACTTGAGCCGACCGACGACCAAAACCGAGTACCAACGATCACCGCTCGTGACTCGCAAACTAATATCGAGAATGGCGCACGCGAATTGCGTGCCATCCACGGCTGTTGGGTCCCATTGAAGGAGCTTCCCGGTGGAAGTCTTCTTTCCCAGGATCAACCCAGGACGAAGCACGTCCGTATACCCCGTGTTGCCGGTGTCGCGGGTCGCCTTGTCGATAACGGCGGGAGTCCAGAATTGGTCTTCGTACCGACCCCACCAAAATTGATTCTCAATCGTTTCAAGTGTCGATTGAACCCCAGGAAGACCATAAGCACCAAGAAAGGAAAACATAATTCGTACCTATGCTGGAAATTGATCAAAAAGACGGGGTGATTGGCCGGGTACTTGGGATGCGTGATTAGCTAATGTTAGCTAGCCACTCTTCGGCGACCTTCTCCGGATCACGGAGAGTAGGTGCGTCGAGCGGATTGACAACAAAGCTAGCGCCATCGGGTGCGACCGACATTTGCATGTTGATTGCCGGCAGTTGCTCCAAAGCCACGAGGAGCGTGTCGAGTTGGTGTGAGGTCGTGGCACCGAATGACATTTGGAATGCGTCGAGTTGAGGCTTCAAGTAAGCATCGGAATAGGCTTTGGTAATCCGGCCGTGCGAAACCAAAGTCGCGATACGATCCGCTCGTTTTTGCTTTTCCAACGAGTTGATGTGGGCCGACATCTGGTCCATGTTGGACTTCATTGCCTGCACTTGCGGGTGTGACATCACCGTGTCAAGAGTGGCATTGGGATCGGAAACGGTGGTGTTGCCGGTACTCATGGCTACAGTTACAGGCGTCTTAGCCTGCGCTCCTGGTGGTGGTGTTCGGATGGAGGAATTAGGGGCGGGTGGTTGGGTCGCGGCCGCTGGTGGAGTGGCTTGCGAAGCCGGCTGCATCAAAGCCACGGAAAGACGCTCCACCAAGTTACTGTCATTGGTATCAACGGGTAGAACGATACCGCGAGACGCGAGCAACGGGAGTAGGGATTGGACCGTCGAAGTAACTTGTGCTTTAGCCGGTAATCCAATGCCATCACTGGCCGGGTCGGTGTCGTTGGGATCACCCATGCTGCTCATGGCGAGAGCGAGGGTTCCCGATGGAGCGCCGGAAGGAATAGCCACGAAGTTTTTCTGTCCGGGTTGAATCGGATGAGTGACGAGGGCGATGTGAGCCAGAGTGTCGGTGAAAGTCTGTCCGGTGTCACCCATTGTGAAACTGGGAACTCCGTAGACTGACACTTCTTTGACACTGGTACTTACTTTACCGGCGGGAGTATTCGGATCGTTCTTATCGCCGGGAACTTCCAGGATGCCTTTGAGAGCGCCGGTTTTGGGATCAATGGACAAGGATTCCCAGAATCCGGCGTTGATGTCACTACGAGGCAGTGTGCCGTCAGTACCCATTTGAACTGGGACGGATTCACGAGAGTGGGACCAAGGAGCGGGAAGATTGAAACCGGCTGCCTTCATCGCCGTGTGTTGAGCGGCCCATTTCGCCAAGCGTTCCCGAGTCAAATGCTCCCACCGAAAGCCACCCTTGCCATCACTCACGCGGTAATAACCGGGAGGCAAGATTTCTTTTTCAAATCGAGCCATGGATGGGTATTTTCCTGGGAAAGTAATGTATCCGGGCAACGATTGCCTTCCAGCCACGAAAGATTGATGGGCCGCGAGGGCAACGATATGCTTATGTTGTCTTGACTGATTGAACTTTATCGAATTATTGACGTTGGCTGCAAGAGATATGCTCAATTAAATAGATGTCACGATTCCAGTGATGATGAATCAAGATACTATACTGTAGTGACTTGGTAGTAGAGATTTGTTCCCACAAACCAAGAGGTGTGATCATGGCTGTAAACTATACGAACCTGTTTTCCATGCTGGGAGAGCTAGTTCAACGAGTAAATCAATTCGTCGGATTGTATGCCACGGTGGATACTGGATTGTCTGAAATTTTGGCTGACTTTGATACTGCCGGAAGAAATGACTTGGAAGATGGTTTGACCGGCACGTTCGACGGCTATAAGCGAAATCTGCAAGGTTGGGTTCGGGGAATGAACACGAAGGCCGAACAAGTATTGATGCACCGGGAGTCCATGTTGGAGCAGTTGAATCTGTTGAATGGTCCAAGTCTCGCCAATGTGCTGACGGAATTGTGGCGGAATATGGTGGATAACACCGAAACGATCAATCGCAGCACGGTCACGATTGGAGCCGTGACAACGGATTGCGTGAACGTCGGCGTAGGTGGGTTGATTACCGGGAAAATGCTAAATGGAGTTACGTCGCCGGGTGCGGCATTCGGATCAAATTGGGAATACAACGGTGTCGATAGTGAACTGTCCAGTAACGATGACATGGTTATGGAATGTACCGCCGATAGTGAAAATGATGGGGCCACGCTGGGTCAAGAAAGATTCTCGTGGTATGGACGAGTGCCGCTAACGCAAGGGTCATTTTCCTGGGAAAATTATGGGAGTGGTAGCGGACCGTCGATGTCCACGATTCAGGGTGACAGTATTCTTCTCAATTCAGGCTTTGATGATTTTACCGCTGACTTGCCGGATTCATGGACCCTGGATGCTGGAACGGTGGTCACGAACATCGACGACAATACCGATGTGGTTCTGGGTACCACGGCTTTGTCACTCATTGGAAACGCGGCGACGGCAAGCATCCAGATTAGCCAGATAGACGTGGCGAATACGCCGCGAAATAGATTCGTCTTCGGATTCTGGATTAAAGGTGACGCCGCGATTTCAGCGGGAACGCTCTACATCGGGTTCACCGGAACCGGGTACACCGCGTCGAGCGGAGAGAAGATCGAATTGAACACGGCCGCGCTGGCGGCGGCGACAACCTACACTTGGTTCAGCGCGGCGTTGAATATCCCGGACCAAGTGCCGGCTGATTGGAAGTTCATTATCCGGTTGAATGGAACGCCCAGCGCCCACACGGTTAAGATCGACGCTGGAGGGTTGGTATCGCCCAACTATTTCAACGGTATCTACGCGGTGCCCTACGCCGGGGCAGGGAAGTTCATGCGAACTGACCGGCTGCTATTCACCGTCGCTAACGATGAAGCCGGGATATTCCAAAAGTGGTTTAGATTGGCATTTGGAATCCAGATGCCAAGTAGCGGCACGCCAAGTCGCGCGGATTCCTTGGCGACGTAGGATGCCTTGGCGACGGGGTATTCGATTAGCTATCGCTACGACCGTCGTGTCCCGCGCGACGGCCGGTTCGCACGGGATTTCCGGACCGATCCTTGCTTTCTCGATTGGACTTTTTGCAACGCTCGCAAAGCCATTCCGGCTTGGGGATTGCCTTACGACACTTGAGACAGGGGCGGGAACTGCTTGTCGAAGGTTCGTGGTCGATAATGATGGTGGTCATGGGCCTTACCCTACACTTCCAGGAATTTAATTCGGGAGTACCGCGCTCGAGCTAACGTCGAGTGTTTCCAAGTAGTTACCACGGGGAATTGAAACCGAGATCGAAACGGGTTGGGACATCGACCACGAAGGGGCCGGTGGAAGCGATCACGACCTCCGGGGAAGGGGAGTGAAGACCTTCATCGGCTTTGGGTACCTCATAGCCCGTGGCCTCCCAGGAGACGTGCTTAGCGGCCATGGAGAAACAATCAATCTGATCGTCCTCTTCTTGGGGATGACCACTCCAAGTGAATAGCTCGGCCTCTAGGCCACGAAGCCAGAGAGGACCGGGATTCTGGGGCAGCCAAATCCGACCTTGCTCGGCTCGGACTTGAGCTGTTTGAGCGCGGGTAACTTTGTCCGCGATGGGATAGACGGGTTGCACGGCGAAGCCACGTTGAACCGCGATTTGAACGGCACCTTTGCCCACGCCAGAACCTTCCATGATCCAATAATCGGGACGCCACATTTTCTGGAGGGAAACCATTTCCACCAAATGATCCGGGATTTCTTTGCGGAAGCGCACCAAATCGAGAAGGAGGAGGTGGTAGTCATGGGTGAGTCCCCAAACCGCGAAGACAGTCCATGATTTATTCTTCTTGAACCGATCCGTGTCTCCCGGACCTTCGCGAGCGCTGGCGGCGATATCACAAGTCACGAAGACTCTTTGGAGTTCGTGAAGTTGAAACCCGTGGCCACGACCATTCAGACCAAGATGGAGATAAGGTCCAAGCCTGGAATATCGGCGAAACCAGTCAGGCTTGAATTTACCATCGAATGAAACGGTCCAGTCACCCCAACGAAGTTGCATTCGCGTGATGTCATCGAGTTTTTCCAGATTGGTCGCGTATTCTTCCTCATTCAGATGCGGGTTGTCGGAAACGAGCGCGGAAATAAAGGGACGGTCTTTGTGGGTTCCTAAAAATCGTTTGCCATTGGGGTAGGCGGCGTCGGGGGTCGATTCAATTTGAAAACGATCTTTGACCCACTGGTGCCCACGACCTCCAGGATTGGTGGCAGCTCGCATACAGGGACGTGGTAACTGAGAGAGTTGACAGCACTGAGGGCAATCAGCGTCTCGGCGGGACTGGTGTTTTCCGCACTGTAAACGGCGTAGGCGGGAAAACAGATATAGGTAGTCTGGCTCCCAGTGTTGGGTAAGCTCGTCGAAGCAACAAACCTGAAATTCAGCGGATTGGTAGCGGGTTTGCACGGCATCATCACCGATGTACCCGAAAGCAAGTTTGGCCGGTTCTCCGGGCTTTCCATAAGCATCCATCGTGGGGAAATAGTAGGTGTGTTCGGAGGGCACGAAGCGAGCGTCGGTGCCGGCGAGCCAAGCATGGGCGCGAGATAGCAGGGAATTAGGGAGCTTCAAATCAGAAAGTCTTTTTCGCAAAATCAGAGCGGCATAACCGGGCACATCGACATATTGCAGACACTTCATCAACAAGGCATCCGATTTACCTCCAGCCGCCGCGCCACCAAAGAGAGCTTCTTCTCCGGGGAGGAGACAGAAAGCTAGTTGTTTCGGGGTGGGAATGTTGGGAATGTACTTCGTCCACTTTGGCTGCAAAGCGGCGAGTAGTTCGGGACGGGAAGAAAAAATGTCCGTGGTAGTCATAGGATTAAAAAGCCCAGATAATTCCATGATGCTACCACGGACAACCAACGGAATCCCGTGTCACCGTGACGAGTAGCGGAACATTACTTCTTCGGAAGTCCACCTTTGACTCCCAACGTATCGCAAACAGATTCGTAGAGCGTTATCGCCATCGAAGTGATCCGGGAAGTCATAGCCATGCGATTTGCCTCGTTGCCGGTCAAAAGTGAGGGAGCGTAGGCCATGACGCAAGCCGTGGTGACACCTTGCAGCACTGTTTGGAAAATCTGACCGGGAGTGAGGTCGGTGAGAACGCGAGTTGGGATCAAGGCGCGTGATGGGTCGAATGCTTGAAGGTCGGACTCGATGCGATCCAAGCGACCTTGATTGGAATCGAATAGCCGCTTAGTGCTGTCGATTGATTCGACCAGGATGTCGAATCGTTGGGCCAACTCCGTGATTTCCAAATGGGTCCATTCTTGCGATTGAACCATCGGGTCTTTTTCTGGAGAAGGAGATTGGGCATTCAAGATGTCCTTGGACACGTTGAAATCGTCGCTGTTGTCGTTGATGACCGGGAGGGCCGTGGAGTTGGCAATATCTTCCGCGCTGGTCATTTCACGAGGGGCCGGCGAGATTGACCGGGAGGCTTTTCGGACAGGAGTTGATTGAGCTTTGGCCATGAGATTTATTGGAATGGGTTAGCGGATAGTAACAATGACGATTCCACGGCGGGGCACGAAACTACGCCGCTACTTTCTTCCGCATCGTGATCGTTAGTTGAATCGCCGGAACAGGGGAGACTTTCCCTTTGCCCCGTTTGCGGGAGGCGGGTGCCGACACGACTTTGGTGGAAGTGGTGATAGCTAATCCGCGTCGGTTGGCAACTTGGTGCGCGAGAGCCACGAAGGATCGAACTGGGACCGTGAAATCTTGGCCGGATAGGAGAACGACTGATTTCAGTTTAAGCCAGGAATCCCAATCGTAGGGAGCGAGACGTGACATAAAAGTACCGGGGTGTTGAGGTGAGATAAGCTAATGTACGGGCGTTGGAATGGGGAGTCAATAGGATTAGCTATTGTTCCTGGTATTAGGGAGTGGGGGATACGGAATTTACCGGGTGGTCGTCAGATTCTTTTTCTGGGAAATAAGATAGGGTGGTGAATTGGTCCTGGAGGCTTTCCAGGGTTTGCACTCGTTGCCCCAGCTTGTGGACCGTGGTGAGAGCGATGATTAGCTTATCTTGGGTTCCTAGCAAGTCGCCCGCGATGCGTTTGAATCGGTCGTCGTGTTCCGCGTTGGCGGATGCCAGCTTATCGGTGAGTGAGTTCACCGCGATGTGAAGCAAGTCCATTTGCCGCCGCGCGCCGCGAAAATCATCAAACGAAACTGGGGTGCCGTTCCTTGATTGAGTCCTCGGGTTGGACGGAGGGGTCGGTGACTGACTTTGCCCGACTACTCTCGCGAGCAAGTCCTCGATGCGGGAAAGTCGATCATCGGGTTCGACGGCAGGGGCCGAATTTTTCTGGGGAAGGACATTGGAAGGGACGGAATCGTGGGATGCCGTGGGTTCCCCGTGGGCAGTGGGTTTGGACTGTTTGTGAATCTGCTTCAATAAATCTCGAAGCCAAATCGTCAGGCGTCGCTCGTTGTCGGTTCGGACGTTGGAGCCGATGACTTCGGATACGCCGGTGGAATACCGACGGGCGGTGGTGGTGGGGAGGTGGGAGACAACCCCATCGGTGAGAGGGATTTTCAGGATCATCAGGAATAGAGCGACCGTGCGGGTTCGGAGCACTGATCTGCCGATACCGATTCGAGCTTGGATGTTGTGATTCACCCATTGAACCACGGGCGCTAGATCGAAGCTGGAAAACTCGCGGCCTAGCAAGGCGGCGTTATGCAAGAACTCGCGACCGATGCGCTGAGCATCCTCGCGGGTGAGTTGGTGCGATACTTGCCAAGTGGACTTGCGACGATTAGCCATGGGAAAGGTCTTTCGGAAAGGGGTGGGGGGTATACCCTACAGTTTCAGGAATTTAATAGACCCCCGAATGGGGTCATTGTGGGAGGTGGTTAGCTAATGTCAATAGCTTACGTTAGCTTATGTTAGCTATCCGCAGATGGGGGGGGGATTAAATTCCTAGAATTATGGGGTAAGGGGTACGAAGAGTCATATAGCCTCATTCTATACATATACCTATATATAAATATATATATATATATAGATTATCCCGATGTGATTGTAGTTGTTGTTTTTCTAGTCCGCAAGTGGTGTGTGGCTGGATTCTTTTGGAATGGCTTCGCGAACACGAAAAGCCAGGGTTTTCCCTCGCGTGCGAGAGACCGTGGTAACGTGGGACGTGGCTACGAGCCACGGGAACGTCCCTACCGGGCCATATCCACTTCCCCAGAAAGACGCGGGGTTGGTGGGTTGATCCACGTTAGTTGCGCTCCGGGTACCGCATGGATTCGCGGATAGCTTGTTCCTCGCGGGTTAAGTCCTCCACCTTCTTCACCAGAAAAGACCGCATCTTCGTTTGGAGTAGGGTTTTGATTTCAACGGTGGTGGATTGAATCAACGTCCTAAAATTTTCGTCCTTTGGTCCCTTGACCAGTTCCATGGGAATGAATGTTCCAATGGTAATGCAAATCAACTCGCGTATCAGTGCTTGCGCCATCGCCATGCGAATCAGATTCTTCGGTTCCAAACCCTCGCTAACCGTGAGCATCTGACAGATCGCTTCATTCAGTAACTTGCTGTAGGCGTTTTCCATGGCCACGAACTTATCTCGCGTGTCATCGGGCGTTTCCTCGTTCATGGCCTTTGCTACCTTCTCCAGAAAAGATTCGTCGGTGAGGAGGGTCGCCCATAATCCTTCCGGAGTCCGTAGTACTCCTTCCGGAGTCTGTAGCACCCCTCCACACATTGGACAGTCGCTAACGTCGTCGTCTGGCTCGTCGGCAGTCTTCGCGACCAGCATTCCGCATTGGCCGCACTGTTTGATGTACATGGATTGTGTTCTTTCAGACTGGGTGGGAAACGGGATTGGGATCGATGTCGGACAGTAGTTGCTCCACCGTGATGGACTGGTAATTTACTTTGGTGGCATGTTCACTTCCCCAGAAAGCGACGGCTTCCTTGATGTGGTGACAGGCGAATCTAGCTGTCATGTCATCGGGCAATTCCAACGTCACGATGAATTTGTATTTCGGTTTACTCATTGGGTGGTTCCTGTTCGGCTTCCCGGATTGTCATGCGTTCCCTTTCGTTTCGTAATTGGCCTCGATCCAATCGCACAGCGCCCTGGACTGCGAGTTTAGATAGTGGCTATCTCTCGACATTTTAAGCCACTCCCGCATAGTTTCCGACATCGGTGGCTTCCCTTCGGCTTCCGCCG